TCACCTGACTCACCGACCTGCATGTACCAATCAGTCGGCTTTCCTTTATCATAATTAGCCTGACGATCTTCCATCGTTTCCTTTAGTGGAGTATCGCCACGTGAGGTGCCTTGCCGCTCGCGTGCAGTCTGCAACTTCTTGATACCAGTAATCTTTGCTTGCTTAGTTGCCTTATCTGTCTTTCGCTCTATCCCCGGCATGAATCCGGGGGCGCTACCTGCAAGAGGGGGCGGAGCGCCTTTTTCACGAGCAATCTCTGCATCAGACTTTGCTGGACCGAGCACAACATCAGGGTTAAACAACTGACCTTGGTTAGGGTCGGCCTTACCAGACTCCATAAGACCGTGCTTAGCAAGAACTGCCTCATAGCGAGGTGCTCTTACAGCATCCCGTGGTGCAACTCGTCCTGTTTTACGACCCTTGAGTCGTGCTTGATAAAAACCCGGTTCCATGCCTTCTTCAGCCATCACCCACCAGCCTTGATCTGCTTCCACACTGGATCTCCAGCGTAGTTACCGTGAGAGGAGGCCCAAGCGGCGTCAAAGAGGTCGGGGGCGCGTCCGGTCTGAGTGGCATTAGGGGCGTAGTACGGGTAGTTACGCTCACCAACGAACTTGCCACCGCGAATAATGCCGATGGATTCTTGGTTGCGCTCTGCCGCAGCAAGACGACCCTCATAACGGCTAGCAGGGTCACGAGTCGGGTGGGCAGTTGAGACGTCCAAGGACTGGCGGGGCGGATTCTCCCCCGGCCAACCTCCTAGATAGACCTTTGGCTCTGCGAGCACCTGAGGACGTTCATCTTCGGTGGCAAATGCCCGAATGTCCTCGCCGGTCATTTCGGGGGTCGGAGGAAAGTCCTCGTAATGACCCTTGTAACCACCAACCATTTCCATGTCTCCGGGGGGAGATGTACCTGCTCCGGGGCCAGCGACCTTAATGCTGAACCCACCTGCGGCCATATCCTGTGCAACTTGATCGAACTGCTGCTCACTCAGCATTAGAACAACCTCCCTTGTGCGTAGGCCGGTTGCTGTGTCTTCTTAGCCCTCGGCTTAGGCATACGATCTCCCTCAGCCCACTTAGGTAGACCGATGAGTTTTGAACCGGGTCCTTGCTCTGGGAAATCACGATCAGGACCATAGTTGAGAAATGAGTTCTGCCCCCGAGTCTCGCTGGCGAGGGCGGCGTGGGCTTCTTTAGGAAACATCTGGCGGTGGCTGAGAAATGCTGCCTCTTCGCCATCACGTGAGAAGTCACGACCGATACCAGCATGCCCAAAGACGTCATGGACTGCGCGGAACTGATCGTTCTCTTCATTAGTAAAGAACTCGTGACCGCCAGTGGTGGCGGTGCTCATGACCTTGATGCGCCTGTTGGCTACATCTTGAGCCATGGCTTCTGGGCTGTCGTAAGGATCAGTATCGACGGCTTCAAAAGTGAAACCCATGCCACCTTCAGACTGTGGCCTAGTCAGATGCTCAAATTGCTTACCTACGTGCTCACGCATTACTGAGTATGACTCACGTATGCCTTTAGCCTCTCGGGGGGCGCTCTGTGCATTGCGGTATGCCAAGTACTGGGCGTGACCACGCTGTGGGTTGACTCTTGTGTGTTTGCTGGGGGCCTCCCACTGAAGGCCCTGACCAGTGGCGTACGAGCGAGCAGATTCCGCAACGGACGCTACGGCTGGAAACCCTTTCATACCGTAATCGTCAGGGTTGAAGAGGCGTGGCTGAAGTACTTTCTCAGACATAGTCACCTCCTACAGTTCTCTGCAAATTCCTGAAAGCAATATCGGCGTGAATACCGCGAGATGGCGTAGGGAGCAACGGGGAGCGGTATTTGCTCGGTACCCGTTAGGTGCTCACCCACGCCATCTACGGCGACATCAGTTCCTACTGCATCTCCTGATGCAGCGACATCTCCACCGGATGGGGCGGCTGGTGCGCCGCCTTCCATCAGCCGTCGACGCGGACTGGATTCGGGCGGTTCATGTGCATACCCGAATTCTGAGCCATCTCAAAGGTGGGGACGCCGTCGCCAGCGGTAGCGCCGGTCACGAAGTCTGAGAGCACGCCGGGTGCCTCAATCCACGCAGCCGAGCCAACGTGAGCACGCTCACGCATCGTCTGCTCTGCTGGCTTGTACAGCGCACCAGCGTTCGGGTGATTCATGCGGGTCGGGGCAGGAGCGGTGTCCATGTATGCACCCTGACCGAAGTCGTACGTCACATCCGTCTCGGTAGCAACGCCTTCTTCAAAACGAAGAGGTCCACGGTTGCCGGGGATGCTCGGGGCCATAGTACGCTCAAAGACGTTACGCATTGCCTCAGGATAAGGATTCTGAGGGGCGACAGTCGGGTTCATGTCCATAAGTAACTCCTCCATAGGGGTTCGTATGGAAGCCATAGTACCACTACGTATTTCTCAGGTATCCCGTTTTAGGCGTTATTCAAAGAACGGATTTTCGTAAACACTGACTGTCGGCATCACGTCTGCAACGGTGAGAGAGCAAGCAATAGCCAAAGAATCGGGGTAGTCGTCAAAAGCACCGCGTTCATCTGGGGCCGCTGCAAGCATGTAAGGACCACGATTGACCTTCTCCAACTCAGACATCTGCTGGTTGAACTTACGCCAGCGTTTGGTGCGGCGAGCCTTACTGTGTCCGGGGACAATCAACTGTTCCCGCTGAATCAACTGAGTGAGGTGAGTCCAGCGTTCGTTCTGAGCCTTAGCATCTGACGATACTGCCATTACCTCAATCTGTGGCATAAGAATCTGTAGACGTTCCGCAACCGCCCCACCAACACCTTGGGCGTCCACCCCGATGCGGTAGACGTCGTAGTTGCGTAAGAAGTCGATGATTTCAAAATACTGAGACTCCCACTCCACGTTATTGATCTCGTGCCAGTTCAACACACGATGCTCGTAGAAACCGAATGGGTCCGGGTGATCCCAGTCGACCCACACGGGTGTAATTACAGTGCTGTCATTTGTGCGCGCCACATCGATGCCTACAACGATGGGTGTCTTCCACCATTCCGCTACCAAAGGCATACCGGGGTCGTACAAACGGTCCAATCTCTCCTCAGAGACGAACATGCCCTTTTCCAACATCCACCTGTTGCAGTACGACATCTGGAACTCATCGGAGTCCTCACCGATACGCAACTTCTCCTTGGCGATGAAGTCCGAATAGTTCTTGTTGTACTTCGCCGCCGTACGCCAGTCGTACTCATGATGGTGAATCTTGTGAGTGCGGCTGTTGATGTCACGACGCTTGTTGTACTGGATGGCGTTATAGAAGTACGACTTGTAACGCTGGGCCGTACCGCCGAGGACGATACTTCCGTTGTTCCACGCAAGCATCGGCTTGATCGACTTAGCGATCATGGTCTCGTCGGCTTCCTGAGCCTCGTCAATGAAGGCGAAGTGGTACGTCTTCGATTCGATCTTGGCTTTGGGGTTACAGGTCTGCATACGGCAGATTGAGCCAGACTTTTTCAGTGTGATGATCTTGCCCTTACCACGGGTACCTCCCGCCGTTGCCTTATCGTTGATCTCTGGGTCCAACAAGAACTCAGTGGCGTGATCGCTCGTCAACTTGCTAACCACACGTCCGAATACTGTTTCTGCCTGATCTTCAGTGGGGGCGAACACTCCGACCCAGAAGCCTTTCTCAAACTTCTTCAGCCACGTCGGATAGACGTTAGACAGACGAGGGAGGATGACCATCAAACCGGCGATGATGTTAGAGATGACCTCTGACTTACCTGACTGACGGGTAGCGATAAGGGTTTTCTCCTCACCATCACCTAGGACAATCGACTCAACAATGCTGTGGGCGATAGGAATCTGGTAAGGGAAGAACTCCGTATCACAGAAGGTCTGGATGAATACGAGAAGTTTGTTGACTAGATCATCGACAAACTCTGCCGTTGTCTCGTCTAGTTCGACTTCAATCTCTTCAAGGGCGTCAGCATACTCAGTAGAGACGTACTCGTCTTGCTCCTCAGCAACTGTGTCCATATACGGCTAGCGTATCATACGGATACGCGAGACTCCACAACAGACCACAGCGCTACAAGTGCGTCAACACATAGTGTCACATCTTCGATTGACCCGTCACTGTGCCGCCAAGAATCAAGGGCACGGTGCAGCGAAATGGCAATGGAATCTAGGTGCTCACCTACATCTGAGGTAGGTACCTTCTCGGCGCGTTTCATGTAACGCATATCAATTTTCCTGAGGGCTACGTCCTCCATCACCATGTCCTAATCTCTTTGGCGTCTGCTTCCAGATCACGTCCACCGACCTGCTCTAGCAGGCTGTTTGCCTTACGCAGTAACACGCCGATCTGAAAGGTGTACTTACCGGCTCTGAACTGTACGCCACGACCTTGCCACCACGGCTCTGCTGTCTGACGCATAAAGGCGGTAGAAACCACGGGAACTCCCTTACCGCCCACGTTGCGGGTGATCCAGTACACACGCAGGGCTTGTACGTACTGAATCTTATTCATGGTGTCTCTAAATAGGAAGTAACTCCCAACGATGAGACATGCGAGTATTGCTAGCCACACGATCATGGCTATACCTTACCAGCGTGCGCGCAGACCTGCTGGATCGGGGCTTCCATAACGGTCACCGTAGAAATACTTCTGCAACTCATCATCATCTGCTGGATGATACGCAAACTGGTTCAGAGTAGAGTTGATGTACTGACCGAGAGACCCAGAGGTGACGAACTGTTGATACACGGGGGGAGGCACATTCTCGTACACGTAACACAGACCTAGGTTGCGCCCCAACTTGAAGAACTTGACAGCCAACTTCTCCTCATCAAAATCGTAACGCACGTACTGCACACGAGTAGAAGACGGATACTCAGGCTCGGTGATGCCACCAACACGACCGCTCCACCCACCGGTGAACCTTCCGCGTGCGTCTCTGGCCTGTTCGTATACTAGACCTTTTACTGTTTTTCTAGCCATTACCTATCCAAATGCCATTTGATGTGGTCGTCTACCCGTTCGTCAATCTTATCAATCTTCTCATCGATCTTGTGGAGCAACTCGCTGTTACGGTTGTGGTCACGGTTGTTCTCACGACGGGTCTTTTCAATGAGAATGGCCAACAACCCACCGGGGGCAAGCACCGTAGCGAGGACTCCTAGCCAGTTCATGCGCGAGCCACCAATGCGGTCGTCTGTCCGTCTGAGTCCATAGGGGTAAGGTTATCGAACGTCTGTACGGTCAAGGAACCGTAGACGACCAGCATCTCTGAGAGGGGCGTGGAGGTCAACAGGGCTGAGCGGCTGACAGTAGCGACCATGTCCCAGTCGTACGTACCTGCCGGGAGCCACTCTGTGTTTTCAGCCGA